GTCCAAGCTCCTTGTTGATCTCGGCCATCACCGTGGCGATGGTGTCGACCTTGGTCGTGGTCACTTCTTCTTGGCTGACTTCTTGGCCGGGGCCTTCTTCTCCTTGTCCTTGTCGTCCTCCTTCTTGCTGCCGAAGGGTGTGGCTCTCTTGCCGCCGAACGGCTCCTTCTTCTCAGCCATCACTTTCCTCGATTCTCTGGCTTGTTGAACTTGCTTTTGGTTGGCTGGGCCTCGCCCTTCTTGGACATGGGCTTACGGTCAGACGACTCCCGGGTCGCCGCCGCCTTTTCCCCCATGGCGTGACGCCTGCCCTTGCCCTGGGCCTGGGCATTAGAGATGGCAGCCGCCTTGCTCTTGGAAAAACCCTTGTCTTTCAGGGCTTCGTAGCTGTCGGGTTTTTTTATGGACGGGCCGGGATCTTTACCTCCTGGCATAGTGTCTCCTATCTGACGTTGCTCCAACTGAAGTCGGTGCTGCTGAGGCCGGGGTCGATGCCGAAGTTGCTGTGGGCCTCCGGGTTGTCACTACGGGCGAACTGGGTCGGTCCTGACGACTTCACCCCGGCAGCGGCCAGCAGCTTGCCCGACTGCTCAAACAGGTCGCCATTGTGCCCGCACTCGGTGCAGAGGGGAGCCGCCTCGATGCCCATCGGTCCCTTGCGATGGAAGTAGTTGGAGCCACCGCAGCTAGGGCAGCGCCCATCTTTGCCGGTGCTACTGGGGGCCTTATCCACGAATCCCTGGCGGCGTACCCGGTGCCAGCTATCGTCAGGATCGCTCCCCGGCTGGCCCTCTCCTACCACCTCCTGGCGTGGACCAGTCGGGGGGTACGACGGTTGCCACCGTACTGCCTTCTGCGGATATGGGGTCGTAGTCTGTGGTGTGGGGGCCGGTGCGGTCGCTGGTGCTACCCCACCAAGTTGCTTAGCCCACCAGTCACTTGCGCTCATTTCGCCTCAGCCCAGTTCTTGCCGATACCAATGTTGACCTCCAAGGGTACGTCCAGCACCAGACGGTCCCCTCGTCGGATGTCCTCCATGGCGACCTTGACCAGGGGCAGAACCTCGTCCACCTGGCGCTTGTCGCACTCGATCACAAACTCGTCGTGGATCTGGAGGACCAGGCGGGCGTCGTAGTCCTTAAGGGCCTCCCATACCCGCACCAGGGCCAGCTTGGCGATGTCGGCGGCAGTCCCCTGCACGGGGTGGTTGACGGCCTGCCTCTCGGCATAGGACCGCTTCTTGTTGTCGGGGGAAGTGATGTCCTTGAGGCGGCGCTTGCGCCCGTACAGGGTTTCCACATAGCCGTGGTCCCAGCAGTAGCGTTTAATGTACTTGGCCCATTTCTTCACGCCGGGGTACGCCTCATGCCAGGCGTCGTAGACGTGTTCGGCTTCCCGTAAGGGGATTCCCGACATCGCTACAACTCTGGTGGCCCCGCCCTCAAAGGCAAAGTTGAAGTTGCTGTTCTTGGCAATGGCTCGTTGTTCGGCTGTCACTTTATCCGGGGGGATCTTCCAGATGAGGCTGGCAGTCTGGACGTGCAGGTCGATTTCCTCCTTGTAGGCGTAGAGGAGGCGGCGGTCCTTGGTCTGGTGGGCCAGGATGCGTAGCTCGATCTGGCTGTAGTCGGCCACGATGAGCACCTTGCCCGAAGGGGCAACGAACAGTCGCCGGATCATGGTGCCTTCGGTGTTCTCCCGATATCGGGCGGGGATGTTCTGGAGGTTGGGCTGGCTGCAACTGAGTCTGCCGGTCTTGGCGACGGCCTGGTTCAGGCTGGCCCGGATGCGGTTGTCGTCATCGATGTGTGGCATGAACCCGGCCACGTACACACTGAGCAGCTTCGACACCTCCTTGTGGGCCAGGACTAACCGGGGGGCCTTGTGTCGCAGCCTCTGTAGAGCCTCTGCGCCCGTGGACTCCATACCAGTCTCGGTGAAGACGGTGCAGCGCAGGCCCAGTTCGTGATAGAGCCATTTCGCCAGTTGCTGGGTCGAGTTCAGGTTGATGGGGTGGCCCACCATCTCATCGATCTCGCCCTTGAGGATTCGCTTCTGCTCCTCCAGGATGGGGCGTAGACGCCGGAAGCCCTCCTTGTCGACGTAGGCCCCGGTCGAGCGCATGTCCATCAGCACCCGCATCACGTCCATCTCCAGGTCGAACAACCGGGCCAGCTTCTGGCGCATGGGGGCCTGGAGCAGGGGGCTGAACTTCTGCCATAGCAGCCAGGCATTGCGGGCGTCGAGCATCGAGTACCTCGTCGCTCGCTTCCACTCCACCCGGTAGGCTTCCTCGCCCAGCTTCTCGACGTAGTCGTAGCCCAGGTAGTAACTGGAGAGCGCCCCCAGGTTGTAGCGCCCCAGGTTCTCGTTGATGAGGAACACCAGGGTCATGGTGTCGCCGTAGGGCGGGGGAGGCATCCCGCCCCAGTACTTGGCAGCGGACAGGAGGTCGAACCCCACGTTGTGGCCGATCTTCCTCCTGTCCGAGAAGAAGAGAGGAGCAAGGGCGTCGAAGACATCAGCAGGTTGCAGTTGTGGTCGTCTGGCAGGGTGTCCGCAGGGAATTACATCGGTACGCCCTGGACCAGCGAGGGAGACACACCACACCTTGTTGGTCAGGGCGTCCAGAGCAGGCTTGTCTTTGGCAGCGGCAGAGGTGGACTCGATGACTGGTAAATTGCGCCGCCTGGCTTCGTCCAGGATGCGTTGCACTTTTTCTTCGTCCCAGTGACGCTTGCCACTGGGATGCATGTGTTCGCCGTGGTGATCAGGTAGCAGTTGGCAGCGGTGGCTCCACGTCAGGTACTCCATGCCGTCCCGAATCCGGATCTGAGGCAGCCTCGACGGGCATAGCCCTGCGGACTTATCCTCTCGGGACGCCCTCCCGGCGTGAGTCTCTACGTCGAATGCGAACTCGGAGAAGTTGGAGTAGGCATGTACGAGGTGTTTGAGATCTTCGACAGAGGTGCAAGCTGGCACGGGTAGCAGACGGCTGGAGGAAAGGGGCTGCGTTACCAGCCCCCTTCCCTTTCTGGACACGGCGGCGGTTTTTGACGGCACCCCCGGCCAGACCCTTACTCGTTGAAAGCGTCGGCTACTTTACGTAGCTCGGCTCGGGTGTCGACCTCCAGTGCGGTGCTGTCCCAAAGTTTGTCATCGAACTTCTCGATGTCCCTCTCCGAGAGCGGCTCAAAGTCCCAGTCCTCTTTGAGGTCACGGACCTTGATAGGGCGAATCTGTGTGCGGCGGCTTTTCTTCTGACCGGTCATCTGAGCGGCGAAGTACCGGCCAGCGAGCGGCTCGTCCTTAGCATACTTATCCAGGGCATCGGTCACTGATACACCGCACTCAAACGTCACCAGGATGGGCGTGTCGCCGTTGCAGTCCAGGATGTTGAAGCGCACCCGGGCTGAGGGCTTGGGGTCGACCTCGTCCAGGGGGCAGTCCTCCTGGAGGCACACGTAACTCTGACGCTGGCCCCGGCCCACCCAGTCACACCAGTGCTGGAGGAAGCTGGCGTAGGGACCATCCTCCAGGAACATGATCAGTTGTTCGTCGTCCACCACCTTGAAGAGCTTGGTGAACTGGGAGGGGGCGTTGGCCTTGGTGCGCCGGTAGCCGCCCCAGCCTTTGGCGACGGCCAGACCGGCGTCGTCGTCGGCCTCGTCCCGGCTGGGCGCTTCGGCGCTACGCCGACGACGTGGGGACTCTTCTTCCTCCTCGGCTGGCTCTTCACGCCGCAGGCGGCGTGGTGCTGGGGCCTCGTTGGACTCTTCGGCTGGGCGAGGACGTACCAGCCTTCTTGGTTGTGGTTCGGGCATTGTTGCTCCTTGGTAGGGGTGCAGAGTGCAGGAAGTCTTCAGCAAGGTTGTTGGGGAGATCGCTCCACTCGGCCACCTTGGAGAGTTCCTCCAAGGCGAGTTCTTCCACCTCGGTGATGAGGAGTAGCTCCATGTGGTCGGTGAAGGTTTTTCGGTGCTCCGAGTTCAACTCGGCCCAGGCCCTGTCGTCGTAGCCCAGGTCGTGGTGGTCGACCTCGGCCCCCACTTCGACCTGGACAGTCTCGTAGTCCCGGACCCGAACTAAATACCGGATGTGCTTGGAGAGTTTCATAGCCAGTTTTTCCAGGCTGCTTTCACCCGTGCGGTGAAGTTGGTGGTCTGGATACGGGGTGGCCGTTCGTCCAGCAGCCCCTCCTCTCTGGCGATCTTGACGATGCCCTCGATCTGTGTACGGGTCCAAAGACGCCGTCCTGCATTGCCTCTGGACCCGTACACCGGTTTGGTCTGGAAGGTGGCCTGGGGCATCCAGCCCTTCCGGAGCCAGGCTCGCATGGTCACCGCATCCCGCAGCAGGGCCTTCGCCAGAGCGCCCACGGTGAATAACTCCATGGGCTGCTTGGTGACGGGGTGGACCTTGTCCTTGACGGGGTGGGCGTCCCACTCCTCATCATCACGGGTCTGGCGGCGCTCATCGGTAAGCCGTTCCCGCCGCATCTCCTTGGATTCACGGCGCTTCTGCCTGGAGCCGGGGTAGTACTCGTCCTGGAGCGGCCCAAAGGCCCGGAGTAGGTCAGTCATCGGATGGGCTTGCCGTCCTCATCCAGGACGAAGAAGCTGTAGCGGACGCTCTTGGGGAACATGCGGGCCAACTCGTCGTCGCTGACCTTGTTGTCGTAGTACGCCGCCCGGATGCGGGCCTCATCAGGCACGGCGATCCACTCGATCATCTCCTTCCACATGTCCTTCTCAGTCAGGATCTCCTCGGCCACCTCCTCGTTGAGCCGGGAGGAGGTAGAGCACTGATTCTTCAGTTGGGCGATTCCGTTGTGGAGTGGATCGCCCAGGTCGAGATAAAGGGAGCCAGTCTCGGGGTCAGTCTCACCGTATTTTTGGACGACAGCCTTGATTCGATTCTTCCGGGTTTCCAGTTCCTCATTGAGGAGGTTGGCCTGCTCCTTCAGGGCGTACCAGGCCGACACCTCCTCCCGAAGGGCGTCGATGTCCAGAGGTTGCTTGAGGGCCGTGCGTCGAGCCATGCAGGCAACAGTACAGAGGGGGTGTGACCGCCAACCCACCACCGGGAGAAGATCAATGGATGTCGTCGGCGCTGCCGATGATGAACCAGGGGCGTCCGTTCTCTTCTGCGACCGCCAGCAGCCGCTC